CAATATCCACATTTAATATTACAAAATGGATCAAGCCAAGATAAGATCACTCTTGCTTCAACTAGTGGCAACATTACTGCTAGTGGTACTGCTGACGTAGGTGCTCTTGACGTAACTGGAAATACCACTATCGGTGGCACACTTGGTGTAACAGGACAGATCACTGGTGATCTCACTGGTGATGTTACAGGTAATGCTGACACAGCATCTCTCGTTAATATTACTGAGACACCTACATCAAACTTGACATACTATCCATGTTTCGTTTCTGCTAACACAGGTAATACTGAGATCAGGACAGACTCTGGACAGTTACAATACAATCCATTTGAAAACAGACTTACTGTTACTAACTTCAAATCAACTACTGACTTTGAGGTTGCAGGTAACTTAAACATTACTGGTAATATCACATATACTCAGTCACAGGTTGGTAGTATTGCTAACCATGATACTGATGCTCTTACTGAGGGATCAACTAACATCTACTATACAAATGAGAGAGTAGATGATCGTGTTGCTGCTTTAATAGTTGGTGGCACAGGTATTACTGCTACCTACGATGATGCAGGTAACATGCTGACATTGAGTGCTACTCAGTCAGATCTTAATACTGATAACTTTACTGAAGGATCTACCAACCTCTTCACCACTGCAGCTAGAACGAGGACTCACTTTACATATGGTACGGGTGTCGAGTTGTCGGGTGGTGGAGAACTTTCTGTTACTCAGGCAGACATTAACACTGATAACGTAACGGAAGGTTCTACTAATCTCTTCACGACTGCTGCAAGGACTCGTGGACATATTAGTGTAACTGGATCACTAGCATATAATGCTTCTACTGGTGTTATCTCATACACCACTCCTACAACTATTGCATCTCTATCTAACCATGATACAGATGACGTAGCAGAAGGAAACAATCTATACTATACAGATGAGAGAGTAGATGACAGATTAAATGCTGTTATCGTTGCAGGTACTGGTGTTACTAAGGTCTATGATGACGCTGCTAACACATATACATTATCTGTTACTCAGGTAGATATTAATTCTGACAATGTAACTGAGGGATCAACTAATCTCTTTACTACTGCTGCCAGAACAAGAACACACTTTACATATGGCACAGGTATCACTCACTCTGGTGGTACTCTATCTGTCACACAGGCAGACATTGACACAGACAATGTAACTGAAGGTTCATCTAACCTCTTTACAACTGCTGCTAGAACTAGAACTCACTTCACATACGGAACTGGTATTACACACAGTAGTGGAACTCTTTCTGTTACTCAATCTGATATTGATACAGACAATGTTACTGAAGGATCTACAAATCTATTCACAACTGCTGCTCGCACTAGAGGACACATCTCTGTTGGTGGAGACCTAGCATACAATAGTGGCACAGGTGTTATCTCCTTTACTGAGAGAACTGATGCTGAGGTTAATACTCTTGCAGATGCAAGAATCGCTGCTGCGGATACCGATGATCTATCTGAAGGATCAACCAATCTATACTTCACTAACGCTCGTGCTGATGCTCGTGTAACAGCAGGTATAACTGGAAAACTTGATGCTTCTGCTGTTAGCACCTTCGGTGGAACTCTAATTGATGACGCAGACGCTGCTGCTGCCAGAACCACTCTTGGACTTGGCACTGTTGCTACCACTGCTGCAACTGCATATGCAACTGCTGCACAAGGTACACTTGCTGATTCTGCTACACAACCAGGCGACTTGTCAACTGTAGCTACCAGTGGAGACTATGATGACCTAAGCAACAAACCTACTCTAGGAACTGCTGCTGCAGCTGCTACAGGTGATTTCGCCACTGCTGCACAAGGTACACTTGCTACTAACGCAGCACCATTAGCATCTCCTGGATTAACTGGAACTCCAACAGCTCCAACTGCAGCTCAAGCAACAAACACAACTCAAGTTGCTACCACAGCATTTGTACAGTCTAACTTGACTGCTGCATTGCTTCGCACTGCTCTTGGTATTGTATCAGCAGCTAACGATGCTGGCTCTGGTCTTGCATCTGGAGAGATGTACTTTAATACCACTTCTAACACATATGTACTTGTAGCATAATGGCAATTCCTACCTCAAAAGCAACTCTTAAAGAATATTGCCTTCGCAAGTTAGGCAAACCTGTATTGGAGATCAACGTATCTGATGATCAAGTTGATGATGCAATAGATTATACTATTCAGAAATTCCAACAGTACCATTATGATGGTGCTGAGAGGGTATATCTGAAGCATAAGTTTACTACTGCTGAGATTGCTGCAGGTAAAGCATCGCAAGCTTCTACAGGTGTAGATGGTACTACAGAATGGGGTGAGCAAACAAACTATCTTTCAGTACCAGATCATGTCATTTCCGTAGAAGGTCTCTTTGGATTTACTGATAAAGGTACTAGGAATATGTTTGATATTCGTTATCAGTTAAGACTTAATGACTTGTATGATTTTACATCTACACAGTTCTATCATTACTATATGATTCAGTCTCACTTATCAAGTATCGATTGGATTCTTGAGGGACTAAAACCAATAAGATTTTCCACAGTACAAAATCGTCTTTACATAGATTTTGATTGGACAGAAGATTCATTAGAAGACCAATACATCGTTATCAAATGTTGGAGAGCATTAGATCCTACTACATGGACTGAGATATATAATCAGATGTGGGTTAAGGATTACGCTGCTGCTAAAATTAAGAAGCAGTGGGGTAGTAATATGACTAAGTTCCAGAACGTTCAGATGCCTGGTGGTGTTACTCTCAATGGAGAGATGATTTATAATGATGCTGTTGAGGAATTAAAAATCCTTGACGAGCAATTACGTCAGGTATGGGAAACTCCACCATTAGATATGATAGGATGATATGGCAACTAACACTTATTTCACACAAGGTACTGCAGGTGAACAAGGTTTAACACAAGACCTCGTTGACGAGCAGATTAAGATGTTTGGAAAGGATGTGTACTACATCCCTAGAACATTAGTAAAAGAAGATGGAGTATTTGGTGAAGACACATTATCAAAATTCACAGGGGCGTTCTTGGTGGAAGTATACATTGAGGATTCTGGTGGTTTTAGGGGTGACGGTGATATCTTTTCTAAATTTGGAGTCAGAATTCAGGACCAAGTTACCCTCGTTGTTTCCAAGAGGAGATTCACTGAAGCAGTAGATGATAACGCAACTTTAATTGTAGAAGGTAGACCTAATGAAGGAGATCTAATTCATATACCTTTTGCTAACAAGACTTTTGAGATACAATTCGTAGAGCACGAAGTTCCTTTCTATACATTAGGTGAGCAATATGTATGGGGATTACGCTGTGAGTTGTTCGAATACAGCGACGAGGATATCGATACTGGTGTTGCTGCAGTAGATGCTATAGAAGCAAACTTTGCAAATGCAATAGCAGTAAACCTAGTTGCAGGTGGTACAGGTACATATTCAGTGGGAGAGATTATCACTGGTGGTACATCTAATGTATCTGCTGAGGTTAAGTCCTTTGATGCAGCAACTAACCAGATACAGGTATACAATCGTACAGGTATCTTTACGGTGCCTGAGACCCTCACAGGGCAGACTTCAGGGGCAGCTTGGACAACTGCTACATATAATACACTAAATAATGTTAATAGTGAGTTTGATATCAATGCAACAGTTGAGACTCAAGCAGATGCTATTATTGATTTCACTCAAGGTAACCCCTTTGGTGAATTTGGAGATAAAGGAAGTAGTATCTAATGTTAGGAACTTATTCATACCACGAGATTATAAAGAAGACAGTTGTCGGATTCGGTACACTGTTTAACAATATAGAGCTCAGACGTACGTCTGGTGCTAAAACTGAGGTGATGAAAGTACCTCTTGCCTATGGACCTAAGCAAAAGTTTCTTGCTAGGTTACGTCAGTTAGGAGATCTTTCTACTAGAGATCAGACACAGATTACTCTACCTCGTATCTCTTTTGAGATAACTGGTATTCAGTATGATGCAACTCGTAAGGTTGCACCGACACAGTTTATCAGACACACCAGTGGGTCAACCACTAATAAAGGGTTTATGCCAATACCTTATAATATAAATTTTGAGTTGGCAATTCTTGCTAAAAATCAGGATGATTCTCTCCAGATTCTTGAGCAGATTCTACCTTTCTTCCAACCAAGTTTTAATATTACTATGAACTTGGTACCTGCTTTAGGTGAGAAGAGAGACTACCCTATTACTTTAACTGATGTCCAATATGATGATCAGTATGAAGGTGATTATGATACTCGCAGAACTTTAATTTACACCCTACAGTTTATTGCTAAGACATATCTGTATGGTCCTGTACAAGACAAGTCTGGAGAGGTTATCAAGAAGGCAATCGTGGACTACTCTACAGAAGCAGTTGTTACTGCTCCAAGAGAAGTCAGATATACTGCTACACCTAGATCACTTGTTGATCGTACTGGTGCTGCAGTCACTACACTTACTAATAGTATTGATCTAAATGACGGTATCTTTGAGGTTGCTTCAGTCACAGATCTTGTGGTTGGAGATGAATTCCAAGTAGATACTGAAGTTATGCATATAACTAGAATAGTAGGTACTACATTACACGTTAGTCGTGGATGGAATAAGAGTACCATTGCAACACATACAGGTGGTGCAGGAGTTCTGAAGATAGATGCTGCAGACAACGCTTTAGTAGAAGCAGACGATGACTTCGGATTTAATGAACTAAAATCGGAATGGACTGATGGAAAATCAAGAAACCCAACAACAGGACTCGACGAATAGTATGTTTGAGGGCATTGAGGAAGCACTCGATGTTGATACATCTATCGTTAAAAATGAAAAGCCTGAAGTAGTCGCCCCTATTAAAGACCAACTTAAACAAGACTACGAGTATACTCGTGGACAGTTGTATAATCTTGTAGAGAAAGGTCAGGAAGCGGTTAATGGAATTCTAGACGTAGCACAACAGTCCGATCAACCAAGAGCATATGAAGTTGCAGGTCAATTAATTAAGCACGTTGGTGATGTTGCAGATAAACTTGCTGATCTGCACAAAAAAGTAAATGATATAGAGAATCCTAAGCAAACTCGAAACACAGAAGTTACTAACAATACTATGTTTGTAGGTAGTACCGCAGAACTTGCTAAGTTTCTAAAGTCTAAGCAAGATAAATAACACTGTAGATAGGTAATACCTAGAGAGGCAACAATGTCAGTTTTAAATGTATTAGATACCCAAACAATCTCTGCCAGTGGCAGTGGATATATTGTGGTAAAGACTGGAGTAATTAGATGTTACTGTGCAGCAGCATCAAGTATCCAGATAGACGCAGGTCCAGCAATCACACTTGCTGCAGGTGAAGCAATATTAGTTTATTGTGGTAAACCAAAGCACGCAAAGATAGCTGCTGCTACCGATGCTAACCCCACAGTATTGACTATCCAAGGATACTCAAATGGTGGTAGACATACATTTAGTGCTAACGATTATATCGAAACTGTTGACGGTGGTGACACTGACGGTTTCGTTGCAGCATTTGAGTCTGCTGCATCTTCAGGAAAGAAAGTTGCATCAGCTACTGCTACAACAATCACAACAGATATAGATGCATCTGCTGCATCAGGTGACTATGCATTATCTGCTGCTGATGCTACTGCAGGAAATATTCCTCAGGTATCAAGAGCAGTTAAACTTACCGCAGGATCAGGTTCTGGTGGTGTTATTGTAGAACAAGTCCAAGTAGTTGGAGGTTAGGTTGGAATGCCCGCAGTCTCCAAAAAGCAACAACGATTCTTCGGGATGGTTCGAAAGGCTCAAAAAACGGGTGAAGCAGAGTCACCTGAGATTGCCAAAGTTGCTTCCACCATCAAGAGGAAGGATGCCAAAGACATCGCCTCAACTAAACATAAAGGTTTACCAATGAAAAAAGAAGAACTCACAACTGAAGCAAAGGTAGATAAAGGTCGTAGCGATTACGGTAAAGCATCTATCAGAAACTACAGAAGAATGGGACCTGGACATGGTGATCCTGGTATGTTCGATCCTAGTGGTAAGAGAGGAAAGACTATTGATAAACGTAGAGAAGAGCACAAAGCACGTCGTGGTGTGAAGGGTGCTAAAGTACCTGCATATAAAGTAGAAAGTGCAGCAGGGTATTCTATAGGTGGTGAGATAAAGAAAGGTGTTAAACGTCATAAAGACGCAGTAAAAAAGAAGAAAGAGAGATCAGGGAAGGCAGTACCTTATGCAATGCTAGCTCAGGAGTATGTACCTGAAGAGGGTTACGATCATTGGAGAGATAAGCAATTAGAGAAAGGTACTTGGAAAGAACCTGAGAGGAAGAATCCTCCTAGGAAACCAATGACTAAGAAAGAGTTGGATAAGCAAGCAAAGAATAGTCAGAAAGCACTTGATATTGTGAAGGGAAATATTAGAAAGAAGTATGGAAAAGGTGCAATCATGGGAGAGGAAAATCTCTCAGAACTTAGTAGGTCAACTCTATCAAGTTACATCCAAAAGGGTGCTAGAGATATTGCAGGTAAAGCAAATGATGCTAGTATCAAAGGTATGTCAGGAAAGAGAAAGGAAGCAGATAAAGGATACGAGAAGACAGCAAAGAG